GAAAATAATTTCGCTTCACCTATTGCAAAGAGAAATTTCTTGCGTATAATTCTAGCCATGAACAGCGGATTGGCCGCTGGATAGCAAGAGGAACGCAAAGATGAGCATTCAAATCGCTGACGCGCTGTACCCAACCGAATCCGCCGCGATCCGTGAGGCATGCCACAGCTGGTTGTATGCGGATGGCATGAATGACGATGCGTATGTGCTCAGCACGCTGCAAAACGTGCCGCACTCAGACATCGCCGACGAAGTGAGTGTATGGCTGGAACCGGCTGACTTCGATCCGTGCCGGGATGAGATTCTGACTGTGCTTTTAGACATGCAGCAGGCGCTTGAGGGTTAGCCACAACGCCGCCCGCCCGGTTCGCCGGGCATCGCCCTAACCAAGAAGACAAAATCATGATTCACGCGAAAACTCAGTCAGAAATCATCAGCACCGCGAACCCCTTCTATCTGCTGTGCGACGGTCAGCCCCTGCCGTTGGCCGTGAAGGCCGGGAACCCTGAAGCGATGATGTTCCGCGATGTGTGGGAAGCCAGCGCTACGCGGGAAGAAAAGCAGTTCTGCTGCTATCACCCGGTCCTGCGGAACTGGGTAGGTGGTTTCGAGAATGGCGCGGAAATTGTCGCCGAAGCCCAGGCGGCATAGTCATGATCACCGCCCTCCTCGCCCAGTCAGGCATCACCCAGGCCAAAGCCGCCGTTCTGTGCGGTGTCAGCACACGCACGATGCAGAACTGGATTGGCGGAAAAACCCGTGTGCCCGCCGTGGCACTCGAAACGCTGACCGCCGCCGCCGAGGCCGCATGGATGCGCGATGAGGCGGATATTGTGGGTACGATTGAAACCGCTGATCCGCCGTCGATGGATGAACGAATCGGGATGCTGCGCTACGCTCAGGCAGTCCAGCAGCGCAACGTCGCCCGGCTTACCGATGAGCTGGCGTCTGAACAGCAGGCGCTAGACGAGACAACGCAACGACTGAATGCGCTCCGCGCTGAACGCGGTCGAAACGAAACGATGAAAGGGGAATGAGATGAGAACCGAATTTATTGATCGCGGATTGATTTTTTCGCCAGCATCTTTGCCGGGAGAAGAATTTGTTACCGAGTATTTAGGAGTGAAGCACGAGACGTGGCGGGTATCGCTTGAGAATCGCCCTGATTTTGTGACCGGATTCTATCGCATAAAAAAGGGCAAGCATTTGACGCGCAAGAGTTTGTCTGAGAATTTTGACGATCTTCGTGAAAAATACAACTTGTAAGTAGCGCTTACAAGCTCGCCCCACGCCCGCCGTCCTGGCGGGTTTTTCATTCATGGTAATGGCACTTATCAGGATTGAATTTTATTCACATTGAAGTTTGGAGTTTGTGCCACGGCGTCACAAACCTCCGGTGAACTTGGAGGCCGTCCGTCGAGTTCTACCTGAACCAGAAGCAAGCCATTTTCATCTGCATGAAGTCGGAAACCGAGCAGTCGTTTGACGTACAGACGCCCGCGCCAGGGACGGCGCAGTTCTCACACCTCTTCGATCACCAGGGCGAGCACCGGCGCATCGCCGATCACCCGCCCGCCTTGCACGAACACGCGACCTTCTACCGTCCCAACACCCATGATCCAGGTCTGCGATCCGCCGGGGAACTGTACCAGCGACCGCCCGCCCACCGTGTCCACGCCCACTACATCGGCTACGAGCAGCGGGTCGGATGCTGTCAGGTCTTTCCACCGCGCCCAGAGGTTTACAGCCATGGGCTATTCCGCCTCTCGATAGTCAGTCCCTGCCGCACAGCCAGCCCGCTCCCAGACCGCGCCGCGCTCACGCTGCACGACCGCACGACACCGCGAATGCCCGCGAAACTGCACAACAATCCAGGCCTAATCAGCGGTACGTCGCCGGTTCCGCCGAGGACTGTTTCGACAGATACTTGATAGCCCGGCCCACCGCTGGCGAGTTCCGCTTCTGCCCGCGCCCGCGCCGCTGCCGCATCAGTCAGCAGGGCGTCAACAATCGGATCACTAGCGCACAGATCTCCCGCCGTCCCCTCTTTTGTTAGCTGCATCAGCACGCCAGAGGTAGTACCGGACACATAGACGCGGTTCACACTGGGGCGATTCTGTGATTGCTGGTTCCATGAAATCAGCGCCGCTTCCGGGATATTCACATCGATCACGGCATCATCCCAATCCCACGGCAGAACCGGATAGCGCGGGTAGGCGATGAATCCGTAGCCCTCAGGGTCGCTGTACAGACAGCCCTTAACCGCCGCCACCAGCGCCACCAGTCGCTCCAATGCAGTACCGGTGCGCGCATAGTGATCTGCCGGAATCAGCCAGTCCGGATCGAGCGGGAGTCGCCAGTCCAATGACCATCCCGTACTGTCCAGAGCCTCTTCAGCGACCTGTTGGCCACTGCGCGGACTGTCATAGGCTACCGTTGTTGACGGCGCAAAGGGCGTTGTCAGCCAGGCGCTGCGGCTGGTCCCCTTCGCAGTGATGCGGTGACTGCCGAACACGCGAGACAACTGCGGATCGTCGAGCACGGCAGTCCATACCGTGCCGTTAATCGTGATTTCGACTTCACGCGGAAACCCGGTATCGGCATACGGTTGGCACAATGCCCATCCATCCGCGCCGGCCAGGTTCAGGCTTACGGACCATCCCCATGAATCGGCGTCAGTTTCGACAGTGACCGAAGTCACCGGCAGTTCTGTTCTTTCTGGCAGTCGGACTACGGAGCACGAATTCAGCACGTGGTAATACCTCAGATCTGCAACGTCCCACAGAATGTACTCACTGCTGCCGAGATTCAGTATCAGCGGGCCGCTGCGGCGCTTTCGCAAGTTCAGGATAGTATGGCGTCGGTCAGACGGCTTGGGCGCTGGTGGCTTTATCCATGGCGGTTGCCATGCGTTATACGCCAGCCCTGCATCCTGCCATGCCGTTTTCCAGGACACATCCAATTGCGTGCCGTCGCTATAAAACGACGCAATGGTATACGGCGTAATCAGTCCGTCATTCCATCCCGTAACGCGCTCTGGAATAAACAACGGCAGAATGGGACGGTAGAATGATTCGGTACTGAAAGACGATAGCGCGGCTTCGTTCCATTCTGAGAAACTGCCGTTACCGGCAAACGCCGCATCTTGCCATCCGCTGATCGATGAGTCGCTTAATAGATCGGATTTCGTGTCCCATGACGTATGTGCTGAATCGGCTGCTATACCGGCATCATTCCAATACGTCAACATATCGGATGCAGCTAACCCGGATTGCGTCCACGCTGTTTTGACATCACATGCGCCGAATAACCCGTCACTCCATGACGCTGACGCTGTATGCGTGCACAGTAATCCATCAGTCCATTCTGACGTTTGATGCCCGGTGGTAGCGCTCAGCAGATTTGGATCGTAGGCACCGACAAAATAGCCCCGCGTTCGTGATGTGCGCCCGGAAATCGCAGCTTCGATAATAACGCCGAGGATTGCATGTCCGGTAGTCCGTGTGCGCCCTGAAATCGTCGCGGTACGGGCATCACCTGGCGGGGCCAGATTGAGTATCAGCGCGCCAGATGACCGCTGAATTGAGAGATTCAGCGTAATAGGCATTTACATCTCGCTGATGACGCAGCTAACGACAGATACATACCCGCCCTGTACCAGACTGGTATTGTTGATCTCAATCATCGCACCGCCGCCCGTCGCCCCGACATCGCAATCAAATATGACAGCATCGCTGTCATCAAATGCCCGCGCCCATGTCGCGTTTCCGCCGGTGTCAATCATCGCCGCAGCTATTACCCCTAGTGTCAGGACACCACTGGTCACTATGCCGGATGGATCGGGAATTGTGAATGATGTCAGCAGGTTCTGAGTTGTAATTGACGTATCCGACGTTAACGGCCGCGTGCCGTCATAAATATCAATCCGCCCGCCGTCCATCCAGCCCGCTAGAATTGTCGCCCGTGATGTCGCCCGCGATGTCGTGAACGACAGAATGTTGTCGCTCATGGCATAGTCTCTGGAGTGACGCGATCCGCGCAGGCAGGGTCGAACCACGGATCGTAAATTTCATCGTCCAGCTCAATTACGATGTATCCTTCATCCTGATATTTCAGCCAATCGAATGAAAAAGCGCCATCGGCAGATGCAGACCATTCCTCACGGACAATCATTCCTGTTCGTCTGTCCATTAGGCGCACACGTTTTTTAGTGGGCACTCCCTGCCGCTGTGCAATACCTGCGATGCGATAAGCGCCGCCGAATTCCATGTCACGGCGTACCATGATATCCATCACGCGAGCGCCCATAGATTACCTCCACGGCCCCGTAATATCGAACGATACGCACAGAGTAGATGACGATGACGACTGTTGTAGGTATATCGTTCTATCCGAATTATCTATCGGTACGGCATTAATAATAGTGCCATGTGCAATGCTGCTTGATGCGTGAATCTGATTCCACAGCCCCGCCACAATGCCTCTAGCAACAGCGGGCGAGTTCTCCCATATCTCAACAGGCCAAATGTGAAACCCATTATCTGCTGGACAGGGGTATGCTTGTAAGTTGCTTCCTAGTGCGAATGATGATGCGCCGTGAGAATAAATCCTGGCAGCAATAGCCGCGCCTAATTGCGAATACGATCTAGCTAATAGCCCCCATGAACTCATGCTGTAATAAGTTGATACTCCCGTACTAGTAGAGGCAAACAAGATACATCCATAGGCATCGCTGGGTTTGTACGATTTGATGTCGCCAAATTCAACCGATGTCCATGCACCACCACTATTCGTATTTATAAACAGCCTGAATAATCTACTGTCTGAAAACAGGATCCACGGTCGCGCAGTAGCCGAAGCGTCTAGTGATTTTTTTGTGTAATAGCTGCCTGATGTGGGCGACAATCCTGTCCCGGTATCCACGTCCGACATCGTTTCATACATGATCAATGTCGGATATTGTGCCGGGGAATCATCAACTCTAAGAAAAAGCCTAGTCCCTGTAATATCAGCAGAACGATACACCGCTTTATTGGTACCGCTGAATGCCTTGCCAAACCCAGCAGGCCCACGCTTTACGGCAATGCCGGTTAAATCGCCACCGGTATCAGCAATGCCTGAAGTCGGAAACGTGAACACATTGGCGCTCACGATTGTAATCCGCCAGTCTGCATTCAGCGCCGCTACAGATGACCCCGACATGCGAATCACCGGCCCCACTGTACCCAGCGCGGTAAATCCGTGGCCTGTGGATTTCGTGCATGTCGCCACATTAGTAGTGACGGTAACAGAATCCAGCGTGATGCTGCCGTAACCGTCTACCAGGCAGGCATCCAACACGGCAATCAGAGTGCCTGATGTGCCGGACATCGTCGGCGCACCGGCATCCGTGGATTGAAATACTCTAACTGAATTAGGCATTGTTTACATTCCCGACTAATAAAAGTTCGACTGAATCAATATCCAATCCTGACGGCTCAGACGGCTGAATGGCGCGGATTAAATCAATCGGATAACTTGCAGAAACGATGTTAAACCGAATACAGTTTCCGGTAGCCCAACCGGTACCCCAACCACGGTAGTCGATGGTGAAGTAAGGTTGCCCTGTCAGCTTATTCAGCGGAGAGCAATCCGCACTGGTAGTCCCCGTGCCAATGACGCCAAGGTTTTCGCCAGTCACTTTGAATGCGGTAGTCGAGTCGAACTTAACGAGTATCCTGTCCTGATACGCGCTGGAATTATCCAGAATGATTGGATACTGGACATCGTTGTATGATGCCTCAGATGTTGGATTAGAGCCGATCAGCGTATCTGACCATTCCCCGCTCCATGTTTGTTGTGCGAACAGTTTTGTAATTCGAGACTGCATCGTTCCGATGTAAAGCAATCCTGATGCAAAGCTGGTATCAGCAGGAAACGCATGGGAGATTTGCTTATTCATCGTCAGAGATCCATTGATGTCCGTCTCAACGATGCGTGCCAAATCAGCGACGGTGTGCTTAATCGC